AAAGCCGGTATCCTTACCACTGTAGTCACGAAGAACTCTGTCTACTGTCCCGCCTTGGTTACAGGCCATGATGTCACCGTTCCTGTCAGGGAAGCAGTCGCCGGTGTACGTCTGACCAGAGTCATAGGAATTCAGTTCACTTAGAACACTGTACTGCTTATCCCATTTAAGCTCCCACATGGTTTCATACGGGGCCGATGCCGCCCTAACTCCGCAGTGATGGAACACGTCAACCATATCCCAGACAGGGGTGTTGTGACAATAGATCGCGAACTGGCAGTCACTAGATGAAGTGGCCCATCCGCCTCCGGTGTCGTTACATACAGTACCACCTGCGTATGGTTGTGTCCCATCCACATAAAGGCACCAAAGAGTGGTTGTTGCTTCAATAACCGCAGCATACTGCTGCCCTTGAACCACCTGGGCTCCAGTGCCAGGGAATTCAAAATAAACCCATACAACAGATGGACCTACGTTGGTGTGATCCACAGAACTGGATGTTGCCAAGACATTACTGTCGTCCGGCAATCCACCACTTGTCACGCCTTGCAGTTTTACTGTTGCAGAGCCAGAGGAGGCTTGTTCGAACATATAAAACCAGACTCCCTTGACGTTATAGGTTGCCTCTGCGGTGAACGTCTGGGCAGACTTTGTTGTGGAGCCAAACCAGTTGGCACTCACTCCAGAGTCACTGTAGTCATGGACCTCGGTTCCCCACACTTCGAACATCATATCGTTAGAACTTAGTGCCGTCCAGGAACTTCCACTTGTAGTACTATATGCTGCTCCCTTATTATAGTCACGGCTTCCAGAAGAGGTGTAGTTCCACATAAATGCGTCACTACTACTTGAAGATGATGATTTGGCCACCAGCCAGTAGTTGCCTTTCTGAACATCCAAGTACACAGGGACATCCAGATCCGCCTCCGCCCATTCCGCTCCGGTAGATACAGTAGATACAGGAAGATCCGCGTCACCATCCAAGGTAGCGGTTGCCAACGCCGTCCCACTTGGGCTTCCAGAACTGTCTGCCTCAATTGTCAAGGTAATGGTTGTAGCCCCGAGGCTGTAGATACTTCCCTTTACCCTTACCTTATTGATAACGATAGGATCAGAGTTGTCAATCTTCTGTGCCCACCATCGGTTAGAGTAGATGCTATAGTTACTGCTGTCTTGGGCAATTTGGTGATCGAATAGCTTTTGCATAAGTATCAGTCCAACTTAATAAGGCAGTCACCTGCTGCGAATTCGATAGTTGTTCCTGTGATAGCACTGATGTCATCAAGCCCAAGCTCGGAGAATGATACCTCGCCCAGGAAGTTGCCAGATGTCAACGCATCGTAGAAATAGACGTGCGTGATAGTGCCTTGGTTGGCCGTCGCCTCGTCAAAGGTAATGGCCGCATCGTTCTCAACGTAACGGTCATCGGTGGCCGTGACAATCGTGTAGGCCCCGTAGGCCTCTCGTGCGTACCCACCACCGGAAGGCTCCGCAGCCGTACTTCCGTCCTCTCCTGCGGAGGCTGTTCCATAGCCGACATAGACAGTGGCCAGCGTACCCATAAGGTACGTGAGCAATGCGTTTTCTGTGTAGTTACTGAAGCTCATGATGCCTCCTTATTGCTTGTAAATGATTCCCATGTTCCAGGACTCTTCGTTATAAGAACTGGTCTTGGATTGACGCACACCAGGGAACACCCGCCAGGTGTCGGCCCCAATGGTGATCGCTTGCTGTGGGTCCATGCCCCGCATCTGTACGTGACCAATGTTATGCATGCGGCCAAGATAATACAGGTTGTTGCTGTTGGTCCCTAGATAATCGTAATAGAGAATCTCCATAGGGCAGATGGGAATGTATCCTTTGGATACGTCAACCAATGCCCACCCGAACTGAGAGAGGCCAATCCCGCCACGAAAAGCTCCTTGGATAGGAGCACGGTCGTTACCGTCCCTTCCTACTCTACGAGATGAAACAGAGGCCAGGGTATCTGCCTGTCCCACAACACCCCATTTAGGATTCTGTGTGGTCTGATTTGGCAGCCCCTCTACATGCAAGGTCGCTCCTGCGTTGTAGCTGTATCCATGATAACTCACACCAGTCCAGTGACATCCATCAAGGCCCACAGAGTGGACGGGTCCATCAGGATCGCCCAGGTAAGGTCCTCCGTTCTGGGGAGACCAGTGGTGGCCATAAACGAACTCGCCGCCTGTCCAGGTCCCAACCTTGTCCAGGTTGCCGAACCCGAAGTGACGATAGAGCCCAGGGGCGTATTCTAATACGCAGTAAATCACGTCGATGTCCGTGTGTCCGAACATATGGAGGGAGGTGTACGGCCCGTCGCCAATGTACTTGATCCCACGCTCTTCACACAGGTCAGATGCAGAATTGGCTCCAGTCTGAGAGTCATCAGTGTGGGCGTACTGAGCCGTTCCAGATCCGATATATCCCAGGGACTGGTACATGCCGATGCTCTTACCATACGTCGATCCACCGGAGGATGTGTCATCCCACCAGAAGTGAACATAGACGTTGCCTTTATGAAGTGACATCTTCTTGTTACCGGCATCATAGTTGTCCTGTGTCCACCCGTTGGTAGACACAGCAAAGGTAGATACCTGGGTCATCAGGTCACTTTGATCTGTAATAGAAGTAGAGGAGCTATATGCCATCTTAGCCTTCCTTAATGCAGAAATAATTGTTCTTGTTACTCAGCTTACAGTTCGGGAACGCACGGTAAGCAACGCCGTTCACCCACAGCCTGTCGCCTGCTTGGATGTCACCGTCAGCGTTGTCGAACCAATAAACATCTGTCATGGTTCCGAACAATCTGTACGAATCCTGCTCAGTACATAGGCATGGGATCAACAGATATTCATCATTGAACCGTTTAAGCTTGTCTTGATCGACGTCAGTAGTCTCCCGCCACCTTACGATATTATTCCAGGAAAGGAAAGTGACATTGTAATACCATCGGTCCTCCGCGTAATACGGAGTAGGCTTTGGATCTCCGATAGGCTGAATACTGGCAGTGTAATTATCCTGGGCAGCATTCCCTAAACTGATTGTCCAGTTACGAATGATTTGATACGTACCATCAGGGAAGCATAGCCTTCCAGGACCCGTCTCACTGGTTGAACCAGCACCAGGGTTGTGCATTCCACCAAAAAGGTCACTGTATGTGTACTTAATTGGATCACTGGCACATCCGAGGATCAGGTTAGGGTATGGGTACTCGTCCTCTGTCATGAATGGGTCAATCAACCCAACGTACATGTTCGACCAAAGGGAGCCGCTACCGATATTGAAGATGCCAATAATGCGACGATCTGTGATGCTCAGATAGTAGTCGAAGCTGGAGTCATGCAGAGGAACATAGCATTGATTTGCGTCATATCCAGGCTGATTCCAGTACTTGGTACTGATTGAGTTGAATCCAGAGAATCCGTTAATGTGCCAAACATCTCCGTCAGTAGATAGGTAGTTGTAGGCACGGATGCCGAAGTACACGTCTTCATTGCTGTTGTGCATGATCATGTGCTTCTCGTCCTGAGTAGTACTTGTATTGTAGTCTTCCCAAGTGATGGTCAGCGTACATCCAGATCCACCCATGGTGCTTGATGTGCTTGCAGGGTTACTGGGAGTGGTAGAGTAGAATCCCTCATTGGAGGTGACACTGACGGCTGTTACTACACCAGCGGCTACTGTGTCAACTTCAAATACAGCTACTTCACTGTAAGTCCCGCCTACCACATTCAAAAGATCACCAACAGAGTAGCCTGTCCCCCCGGCACTGATTGTGGCGGACACGGCCTGCTGTGGCTGGAATTTCATGTCAGTTACCCATGCAGTCTCTGTCCAGGTGAACTCACCTTTGAATCCTGTCCCAGAACCAGAAGATGTTGTAGCTACTGGGTTGGTCGGCGTAGCTGTGGCTGCCCCCGCATTTGTGATATACACAGAAGTCACGATGCCTGTGACACCGGAATTCCATGTAAGGTTGACGGTCAAGGCATCGTCACCACTTCCCGTCAACGCAGTTGTGGTTACCGGATTGGAAGGTTGCACGGAGTAGATCCCAGGGTTGTTGATCTGTAGCCCTGTAACTACACCTCCAGATACAGAGGTCACTTCCAGGATGGCCTGCGTATAGTAGGTCCCTTCAGCGTCTGCCAACTTCACTGTATCCCCGACTGCGTATCCTGTTCCACCTGCTCCAATAGAAGAGATGGTCGCCACGGTGTCACCACTGGTGATCCCACGAACCTCCAACTCAGGAGCATAATCATATGTCCCAGTGCTGAGACTGATCGTATCATCAATGGCATAACCAGACCCACCGTCGTAGATGGTGACGGCACTCATATGTTCATCGTCTCCGATGGAGGACAGAATGTCCATCATATCGAGCCAATCAGTTGCTGTTCCTTTAAACCAGGCCATTTGGTTCTCCTATTATCTTTTCTGTTGGTGTCCCGGAGAGTAATTGACAATCACTCGCTCACCTTCAGAGCTTTTCATAGTGTTGATCACGTCATCCGTGGACCACACATTGACAACCTTGATGACAGGCGGCTGTCCTTGTTGGCCAAGCCCTTGGGCTTCACGATTGTTTACAACTCGTCCTTGCGTACCGGCAATGAATACTTCCTTGGCACGTCCACCGGAGTGTTCGTTGATCTCATACGGCACACCTGGGCTTACAGGCCCACCGGCTGCACGGGCCGCAGTAGGAGCAGCAGTGCTGAAAAGCCCAGCTAGAGCAGATCCGCCTCCGCCACCGAGGGACCCGAGGGCCTTGACGATCAGTTGACGGGCCAGCAATCTGGTCAGGTCAGCAAGCATGCTGTCAACCAAACTCTTGAAGTCTACCTTACCTGTTGTCACGAAGGACACCAAGGCATCCTCCATTCCTTGGAAGGCGTTGGTGATCGTCTTCGCTGCCATGTCGGCAAAGTTGGTGATCTCCAGCCCCATCTCAAGGAAGCCACGCTTGAAGCCGTCAGCCACCGAAGTGCTGGCCTCCAGTCCCTTCAACTCGAACTCCACCATTGCACGGTTGAACTGCTGAGTACTAATGAATCCTTGATCGAACAGGACCTTCAGGTCGTCTTTACCTGCGGTGATCTTCTCCAGGTTGCCTGTCACCTTGTCCAACAGTTGAGACTGCTGAGGCGTCAGGGCACCTTCATCCTTACCTTTGGCAAGGTCCCCGGCTTCCCGCTCTGCGGCGATAAGACGACCACGCTTGATGGCACGCTTCATCATCTCTTCAGAGGCGTTACCGGCTCCATGGAAGCCGTTCCAGAACGCTTCACCAGAAGTCATTCCAGTACTCTGGAATGTTGCTTCGATCTCGTCTGCCTGCTTCTTATAGAAGTCAAGGACGCCCTGTCCGGCTCCTTGCTTCAACGCAGCCACAGCGATGTTGGTGTACTGACGAGCCTGCTCCAGGTTACCGGCAAGGGCTTGCTTTGCTGCCCCTGCGGTAGCGATGATCGCAGAACGCATCGCAGCCATATCCTGCTTAAAGCCCATGAAGATGGCTTTGAAGAATGCACCGATGTGACGCAGGATTCGCATCAAGTGATCACCGATGACTGTCACACCATTAACAATAGTCGCCACGACTCCCTGCATAACTCCAGCGAATCGATCAGCGATACGGCCAATAGAGATGAGGATACCTTCCAGGGTGATGTCTGTCTCAACCTTAAGCTTGTTGAGGCCAGAAGCATCCGCCAGGTTGTTCCACATCATTTTCGCTCCCTCGCCAGCAGCAACGAATTCGGGGCCAAGCCCTCTGACTACGTCGGCCAACGTAGCAGTCTCGTTTTTTGTCAGTGTGATCTTGTCGGCAAAGACTACAAGTCCAACCGTTGCGGCAGACAACAAGACCAACCATCCATGGGTCCGCATGACTTCTAGGCTAAAGAGTCTCCAAGTGCGGATGATTTTGAGTGAGTTGTTAAGCAGGATTCCACCCACGATAGCTCCAGCTACCTGGGCAAGGCGTCCTAGGGTTTCCATGTTGTCGGAAGCCCAGAGAAGAGCACGGGCCATGCTTGTGGTCCCCTGCCATGCTTGGTCCTGCTCACCGATGAAACGGATGAAAGAAGATCTCAGGACAGTGATGCCCTGGTCAAGTGTAGGCACACGCTTTCCGAAACGCTCAGCCAACTCAGACTCGGCGGCGTTGAAAGCTTCAATGATAACCTTGGATGTCACTCTACCTTCGAAGGCCAGCTTACGAAGCTCACCACGAGTGACTCCCAGGTGATCGACGATGACGTCTGTCACAACAGGCAATTGCTCCATAACAGCACGAAGCTCGTCACCACGTAGGGCACCGGCAGCCAAGGCTTGGGAGAACTGGACCATACCCCACTGAGCTTCTCGGGCGGTCACACCAGAGAGGATAATCGCATGGTTCAACTGCTTACTGAACCGCAGAACATCCTGCATAGCGAATCCCATCTTACGGGTGTTCAACGCAACACGAGCGTACATGTCAACGTTGCCCTCAAGGGCAGTACGAGTCTCACGGGTAATCTGGTAGACACCCTCCATCGCACGGTTAAGCTCATAGTTGCTGGTTGTGACAACACGCATACGGTTAAGCAAGTTGGCGTACTTGTCGGCCAACATGATAGTGTCTTTGATAACCTTAGCAGTGACCAAACCACCAAGGGCGTCTTTCAACTGATTGGCCGCGTTGGCAGTCTTGTCCGCCGTCTGGCCGATCTCGTTAAGATTACGCTTGACGACACGAGCACCGTCCGCACGAATCTCAATAATCAGAATTTCTTTTTCAGTTGCCACGTAGCAACCTTCCCTTCCGCAGCCTGTCCTTGATGGCTGCAATAGCGAAAATACTCATACCTTCCATGGCTTGTCTGGACGTCCCTCGATCAAGATCTAAGATGTAGTGTACCGGGTTGGCAATATAGACGTTGCCGGATCTCCCAATCTTGAATCCCTTGACCTTGTTGGCCGCAGCAATCAGGGCTCGTGCTGATGCGGTCTCACGGTTGACGTTCCTGTCTGCCGTGTTGGGGCCTTGAATAAGGGCAAGATTGGGCCTCCCGAAGGACACTCTCCAGTTGGTTCTGGCTGTACCGGTCTTCACAGGCGTGTGCAGGACACCTTCAGTTGTACCTGCAAGCACAGCCTCTTTGATGGTATTCTCGGCATTCCTGGCGATTCGATCACCAAGAGCAGCCATTTTTCTGGAGAAACTCTTAGCCATACCACGAGTGTATCACATATTATCGGACTTTTCAAGCTTTATTTTTACTTTTCTCGTCAATTCGCTTCAAAAAGGCCGAATCCATCATGGCGATATGGTAATGTAGGGTCTCTGTCTCCTCTGCATCAAGCTCGTGGGCCATGGCGTAGGCCTGGATATCCATCCAGGGAATAGGCCCAGAGGACCAGCCTGAAGACCTACAAGTGTTTAGGTCTATGAATGCACGGAAGTAAAACTCCAGACCCAAGAGTAGGTCTGGAGCGTTTTGGATGCGGTCGGGGATTGGTCGCCGCCAGGCGTAACATTCCTTCAGGATGCGTCCTTCTGTTTGCCCCATATCCTGATAATAGAGCAGACAGTCAATTAGTTTCCCGAGTCGCCCTCAAGGGTTTCTGCACGGTAGAGGGTGATGTTGTTGGACATCTTGGCAACGTCGGTGAACAGTTCCGGCAGGGCCTCGAACACGGCGATGACGTTCTCTTTGGTGAACTCCAGGAGGGTCCCGGCGTCTTCCTCTTTCTTGGTGATGATGTCCTTGGTGAATCCGTTCCAGCCCAACACGACTGCTTCGGCGTAGGCTTCCATCATTAGCCGGTTGCCAACCTTCTCGTCGATGGTCTCGGTCTGGATCGCACGACGGTAAGGCTTGCTCAGACGAGCGAGAACCTTGGCGAACTTCTTGTTGGCACCACCGGCACGGGCGATAGTCATATCCACGCCCTCGGCGTACTCAAGGACAACGCCTTTGGTCTCAAGGCTGGGAACGGTTTCGAACATTTTGCGTAGGACGTTCGACATGATGTTTCTCCTGATTGCTATTGTCAGAAAAGTGGGGTGACACCACAGCGATGCCACCCCCAAATTGGTTACGGTAAAGCTTACTCGGCTGCGTCGGGCAGGTAATCCCAGAACACCATACACAGCGTGTGGTCAAGCCCAGAATCGATGCTGGCACCTGTGGCCGCGTCGTGAGTCAGAGGCAGCTTGATGGACTCGTCCTTCTCGACATTCAGACGACCGTCTCCCAGGGAGAGCAGCGGCAGGTCGAGGGACATACCAGCGTTGTCACGGACCAAGTGCATTTCCAAGGTCACGTCACTGTTGTTACGAACAGCAGACACGGCGGCGACGTCGGCGAAGTAGGCAGTGATGTTTCCACTGACACTGAACATCCCGTGGGTTGCGTCGAAGGCACCCAGGACGCCGATGGCCTTGTCCAGGCTGATGTTATTGTTCACGGTGATCGTCAACTCTTCCGCGAAGGCGAACAGAGCAGTGGGAGCACTATCGGTGCTGTCCACAACGGCGATCTTAACACGCGGCACGTTGGAGCTTGTGTTGTAGGCCTCTTCCTCAACCGCAGCAACACGAGTACCGCTCTTGACGCCGACAACGCCGGTGCGTTGCTCATGGTCACAGGCCATCCAGTTGATGTCCAGCTTGGCCAGGTCGGCAGTGGGAACGTTCCAGGTCAACTCATTGGGGACGGCACCAGTCAGATACTCAGACTGGATCTGAGAAGGGCTGGCGTCATCAGGGGCACCCAACTGACGTTCGACGTTATATGTACGTCTGACAATGTCAGTGCCTGTCTCGTTCTTCAGGACACGGCCACAGAAGAGGTGAACTTCCTGTGCGGCAGCAGTCTCTGTCACGAAGGTGTCGGCTGTCTTGTCCAGCGTGATCGCGTTGGTACTTACGGAACGGACACGAGCCCATCCGGCGTTGGCAGAGTTGCTGAAGTTGTTCAGAGCAGCGTCACCACCGACGTAGATTGTCTCGCCGGGCACAAGGCCAAGCTCAGTGCAGTCCTTTGTGGTTGTGGTCAGGATCGGCAGGTCGCCAGATGCGTCCACGTCCAGGTCGCCAGTAGCGAACTCGAAACCAACCATGACAACTTGAGCAGCGGCAGGAGGAGAAGCCTCAGCCACCAATGTCTCGTTCACGGTCAGCGTGAGAGCGGCAACGGCGGACACAGTCTTCATGCCGTTGTTGGCAGAGTTGGTGAAGCCAGCACCATGGACAATGTCACCGACCTTGAATCCATCGGTCACGAAACTTCCGGTAGTACGGGTGTAGTCGTTGGAAGCACCCACAGAGGTGATGACGCCAGTATCCCCCATTCCACCAGTCTCCGCCTTATAACGGAAGTCGGCGAACATGAAGCCCTGGAGCAATCTCTGAAGGCCATCCTGAACCAGGTCGTGGTTCACGGAGCCAGCCGCTTCGAGGTCAGTGGTCTGTCCCTTACGACGTTGACGGTCGGAGGTCAAGAACTCACGAGGGGTCTTTGTTACGTTGCCACCGAAGTCAGTGACAGTGTTGGCCTGGACACCATACCACACAGGTGTGCCGGGCAGGGTCTTGATCGAATCCTCTTCCGCGAAGGCAAGGTCGATGTCATTGGAACTGATTTTGTTTACCGCAGCCATTGTTACTCCTATTCAATAATGTTGTAGTGGAACTCAGCCACCACATTCGTTTTAAACCAACCGTCATCCTGGCCAATCTCTTGGGCTCGGACATCGGTATACCAGACACTCTGGTTCAAAGACGAGCGTGTACGCAACGCCGTCAAAAACGCCTGTGCCAATGTGTCAGCGGTAACGGTCCCATCTCCAGATGGGGTGTAAATCTCAATCAGGAGGAATCCATCTTCCTGAAACTTCTTTCTACCAGCAGAGTTGGGCAACGAGGTTGACCCGCCTGCTCTGTGTCTCACAGCGATCCGGCTGAACGGCACCGAGGTATCAGGCTTCTGATCCAAGGTGTTCTTGTCCACGTCTTCCCAGATCGTATGCAGGCTCTGAGCGTCCGTCACGGTCTTCAGTAACGTCATCATCGCATCTTTAGCCTGTGTCCTGCTAGTAATCATAGTCCTATATTAACGCCTTAGTTGCAGTTTGTAAAGCAAAATCTCGGCTCCAGGCTCAATTTTTTCAGCATTTACGATCCGCCAGGTCCGGCCATCGCCATTATTATCCACCAGGAAGTCATAAAGGCCCAAGTTGGCGGTCTCGTGTGGGGCCACAAATGCCTTGTAATCGGTCCGAAGAACATGGGACCCATCGATCTCCCTGGGCATGAACTTGACCAGCACAGCGTCAACCACGACGTCTGGGACGTCCGTTGCGGCGGAGTCGCCTCTCCAGGGCTTGGCCGGATCAGTGGCTCCACCTGTGAGCTTCTTGAGGGTAACCTCTCGGCCCTCTTCCTCGATCAGGTCAGCGATCCATTGGTACTCAGCAGAAAGGGCAGCCATTATCCCCTCCCTAGTGTTCTACGAGTGGACTCCAGAAGCTCGGTTCTGAGCATGAACTTGTCAGCCAAGGGCCATGAAGGATACTTGCCACCATACCCGGAGAAGGAGTTGAAATGCTGCTCCTTTTCCACGGCACCCTCAACACGGGTACGAAGATAGGTCAGTTGCCCAGGGACGGTGTTGTCCACCGCGTTGGGGGCAAGCTCCAGGCCGTCGATCAGATCGATCTTGGCATACTCGCAGCATGCCTGCTTCAGGTTCAACGGAAGGCCATCCACGGAATTCCCGGCCTTGTTGTAGACGTACTTACGGGGGCATTCGGTACTTTGATCATCATCATACCGTAGCCCCGCGTAAGTCCATCGCACATCCATGTAATCCGTAGCCCTGACAATAGCTCCTTGGATATCTGCGTCTGAATACGCGGGCGTAGTGTAGTCATACCCACGGCCATCGCAGTAGTCCTTAAAATCAGCCACAGAGACATACGCATTCGCAGTCTCTGTGGGTACGTCCGGATCTTGTACTTCAAAAACAAATGCCATTAGTCTTCTTTCTTGGCCTCGTCCTCAACAACCTCTTCAACGGCCTCAGCAGGCTCGTCTTGAGGCTCCGTCTCTTCCGGGGCGTCTTCGTCTTGAGGCTCCTCCTCTTCGACTTCGTCATCCATCCAGTTTTCGATGACGGCAACGATCTCGTCCTTGGTCACGGTGGAGTCTTCGATCAGTTCGGCGATGGTAGCCACGGACGGGTGGGGAGTGACATCTTCGACCCACTCTTCGGGCTCCACACATTGGATTGCTTCCAGGATCTTCTGTTCTCGCTCGGTGATGTCACCGTCTGCTTCGTCTTCCAGGACCTCTTCAACGACCTCAGGCTCTGGTGCGACTTGGGCCGGATCTTCGTTGGGGCGTCCCATCCAAATGGTGCAGTTGAAGCTGGCATCGAAGTAGCGAGCGAACCCTTCACAGTCTTTGAGTTGCCCAACGAATTCGAACCGCCCATCGACGAATTTGCAGCGGTTGATGACTTTGTTGACGCCAGCCATCTTGGCGTTCATGGTGATTACAAGCTTTGTCAGTTGCATGCGTGTACCTCTCTACGGATTTGAAAGAGAGGGGTGGCCCCAGCGGCCACCCCTTTATTGCGTTGCTTAGCTGACCTGGTAGAGAACCTGCGGGGCTACCACATCGTTCAGAACGACAGTCAGGGCCGCAGCGGCGATGCCTTCATCCACAACCGTCCCGAACAGGGAGCCGAACACAACAGTCGGATCGTCCCAGGTCACAGGAGGCAGGAACTGCACAGTCACGGCATGGTCGCCAATACCGTCAGCGATGGCCGCAATGGTCAGGTTCGGGGTGGAATAGGACGCGTTGCCAATGGTGTCAGTCGCGTTCAGGGCAGTCACCAGATCCGCTCCAATGTCATCGAAGTCGTCCCCAGAGGCAGCAGTGACAGTTACAGTCTCCACTGCGGCTCCTCCGGTACTGACGGTGATTCGTGCCCGCCAACCTTCGAGGTCGGTGACATGGGCAAGGGCGGTGGCGGTTGCAGCAGCCCAGGCAGCGTCTGACGGCAGATGCATGTAGGCCTTTGCAGCGAGCAGGGCCTCTGCGGCGGTCTCAGCACTGACAATACATTTGTCCTTGCCTTCCACGAGTGTTCCTTTCGCTCCGGCAGGTAGTGCAACATGGTAGAAATTTTCGGCCATGGTTTGGTCCTTTCTTTAGGTGCTATCACCTATTTGATGTTAATGATTAGTAAAGGCCTTCGACACCTTCGGACGGGGCCGTAGAAAGAATGTCCACAGTCAAGCTTGCAGTGGCGGAACCTTCATCAACGATGTTGCCAACGCTTGTCGCAGAAATGTCGTTGCCTGCGGCGTCAACAGCAGTGACTGTCACTGCCCCGGCACCCGGCTGCTCGGCACTCCAGGAAATATTGAACGTGGCGTCATCATTTCCATCCCCTCCAGTAACGGACACTGGATTGGACGGAAACACGGAGTAGTCCCCGGCCTCGGTAATGACGGCCTCTGTCACAACACCGGCAGTAACTTGAACCGTCAGAGTCGCAGCAGTGGCGGCTGTTCCGCCTCCAACCGTCAAAACGTCATCGTTGCTGTACCCAGTTCCCCCATCAACGATCTCCACTTCCTCGGCCTCGGCATTCGCATCGCCTTTGGCGATCACTAGCGTACCATACAGGCCGCTGTGCGTAGAGTTTACGGCCCACGTAGAGTGCATGCCTTCCTCAACGAGGAGGGCTGCAAGGGCCTCACCGACGTCGGTCCAGGTGTCTCCAGACTGTCCAGTGTATTCAACATCCAATGCAGGGGCGTCAACCGACACGGAGAATACCGCCCCGTCCAGATCCTGGCCAACCACTTCGGCGGTGGCGTTGTCCCAGACAGAGTTATTGTCGGTGGTGCTTTGAGCCTTCAGTAGGACCAAGGCAGCCGCCTCCGACACTGCCTGGACGAAGGCAACTGTCTTGCCGTCATACTTCAGCGTCTGTGCTCCGGAAGGAAGGGTGAATTTATATAGAGCCATTGATGCCTCCAAAGTCTATATGTTTGTATACAAAACAAAAGAGCCCGTCTACCTTTAAGTAGACAAAACAGGGCCGGGACATGCCCGGCCTTGTTTGGGGCTTAGTTGGTGATCCCGTCGGCACATGCCAGGGCCAACTCACTGAACAGGGCCAGAGAGCAGTACCACTTGACACGCCAGATCATCTCGTCCTTGGTCTCGCTGATACCGACCTGGTCGATCATCAGACCAGCGGCGTTACGAGCCGTAAGACCGGCCAGACCTTGCTTCTGGCTGCCGTCATCGAACACACCGGCGAAGATGGTCGTCTGAGCAGAGCCAGTACCCTTGGTCTGGGTGATGGGGATGTTGTCGTTGCGGAAGATGGGCACGCCACTGTAGGCCAGCATACGCTTGCCGGAAGGCAGAGTGAAGACCTCTTCCATTGGCACACCACCGAGAGCACGAAGCAACGTCTTGTACGAACGACGTGTACGGGCGTGCATGATGATATAGTCAACCTCGCCGTCTTTGGCGGTCACGAGGTCGAGCAACTCGTCCATGAACTCGAAGCTCAGGGCTCCACCGTTCGCACCGGTGGCCACCTTCTGGCTTGTTGCACAGAGGTTGATCAGACCGTTGAACTCGTCGGCGGCACCAGAACCGTTGATAAGCTGGTTCTTGTAGTTACGCCCGGCAGACTTGGCCTTGGAGGCGATCTGCGTACCGGTCTGGTCGTTGATGCTGGAACGTGTGGCCTGGATCATCTGATCGACCTCGGCGTCACCGATGATCTTGGTCAGGCTGGACGTGACTTGTGTGAAGGTCGCAGCGGTCTTCGCGGTGATTGTTCCACCAACGCCAATGGACTCAACGTCGCCGAGAGCGTTCTCACGGTTGTAGGTCAGGCCGTTTCCATCGATGCCTTGGAAAGGCAGCATCTCATAGAAGTTGTCCACAGTGACGATACTCTCGATCACACCCTGGATCATTTCGTCCTGGCAAAGTTTGGCGGATTCGGTTAGGGTAACACTAGCCATTTTTGTTCTCCTTGGTTCACAATACAGTTTTCAATTACGTTACGTGTGAGGCACATTTGAAAACCATCTCGGTCTCGGCCAAGGATCTCCCTTCGTGGCCAGTGCTATCTACTATGGTATTATATCAAAAAACGTCCGATAAAGTCAAGCATAATCTTTATCGGACGTTAATTTTTTCTAAACTACCGCAATCCCTATGGGATTATCTGCGTTGGCTGAGGCCACGGGCGATCTTCTGACCAGGGGTCAGGTTCTCCCCTTGGGAAGCGGGACGACGGCCAGGTCCGGCATTGGGCTTGGTGTCGGCCCCACGGCGGGCATCAGAGGGGAACAGCCGCAGGTAGGTTTCCTGCTTGGACATGTCCGCCAGAAGCTCACCAACGCTCGCACGCTCGGTGGGACGTTCCATGGAGAACCGGGTGTTGCCATCACGGTCCAGGACGATCACGGCACGTTGGCCGGTCTCACCATCCACGTCCACCTTCAGGTGCTGGCGGGCGAACGGCTTGATCAGTTTGGGGTCAAGCCCAGGGAACTTCGATGCGGCCACGGCGATTTCCGTATCGAGCATGTAGTTGTCCAACTGCTCGGTGAGGGCGGCGTTGGCTTCATCACGCTCGGCCAAGGCCTGGGCATGGGCCTGGGTCATACTCTGCTTCATCTCTTCCACCTGCTTCTGGAAGGCTCCGCCATCCTTGACCTGTGCTTCCAACGCCTGGACCTTCTTGTTGAAGCCCTCGGCGATTGCAGCGGGATCGCTTCCATACTCCTGGAGGGGAGTCAGATCGACTGCGGCGGGCTTGTTCTTGCGTTCCTTGACCAAGGCCTGGTGCAGTCCGGTTGCCAGGTTCACAGCGGCGGAGACAGTGGGGTCACCCTGCTTCAGGGAATAGGGGCTGTCGTCGGCGTCCGCGTCTTGCTTCTCGTAGAAGCTGTGGAACTCGGCGGGTACGTTGTTAATGTCAGTGACTACTTTGTTCTCTTCGAAGTTAAACATCTCGTTTTACCTTTCAAAAGTGTTGCCATCGCGGCAGTATTATTCGTCACCCTCTTGAGTGACGTCACCGTCTCGGCTGGGTTGTGCTTCGGCGTTGGCTTCCGCCTGGGCGTTCAATTGTCTTTGATTCTTCTCGAAATCAAAGTGCTCGTCAAGTAGACTACGGCGTTGCAGTTCTTTCAGATAAGAACTGTCAGAGAGTCCTCCTTCCTTCCACGTTTCAAGCAGAGTCTGAAGGGTGGATGCTTCAGGTGCTGTGAAGTCTGTCGGCAAGAAAGCCGTACCAGTTAGGTCTTTACCAATCCAATGGGCCATTAGCCACATGATTTGGGTCAACGCATCATTGAATCTGTAGACAACGTCTTGTAGAGGTGACGTCGCTTCAGATGAATCCAGATTACGTGCGGATGCTGTCTGACGATCCGGGCTCTTCTTCATGAACTCGGCTCCGTAAGACTTCATACGCTCTTCCAGTCGCATCAGGTCCTCTTCGCCAGCCTTGATCGCAGCCCCACGGTGTTCCACATAATAGAACTTGGCAGAAGGATCAGAAGCAAACAACCATTCCTTAGGCCCAACGACCAGCTTGTTTCCGCCTTCCTCGTCATCTCCACCGGAGCATGCGAGCATAGGGAAACGTGTCACTGTCAAAATGGCGATCTGATCAGAGAAAGACTGCCAGTGACGGATGTTCAGGTCAGCCAGGTCAAGCAGAGGAGACTTGCCTGTCATGAACCCTGTACGATCAGAGTAGAATGTCACGAGGGGAATGACATCGATGTCCATATACCAGCTTTCGTACAGTTCCCACTCTTCTGAATCGGTGTTGTATCTCCAGATGTCCACCTTCACTACAGTGATAGGATCGGCCAGGGGCTCCTCGGTGTACGGATCTTCATACAATGTCACGAGATCCATAACCTTGACACGCTCTTCCACTACCTCTTCCCATCCAGAACGATATGTGGCAAGCTCTTTAATACGCACATGCGTCAGAGTTTCCTTGCCATTGATCCGTTGGCTTTCAGCGAAGATCAGATCCTCAGGTCTAATGTGAACACAGTAAGGACGAACGTTCTCGTCTTTGTCGTCCTGCTTACTACGCCCAGGGAAGAATTGGACGTCGGGGTAATCCACCAGGACATGGGTCAGGGCATGTGACACGCCTTGGCCAAATACATCACGAGCAAACACGTCCAGGTTGTTGCCCTGGAGATCGATGTCATCCATCCAAGGCTCCAGGTCACTCAGGAAGTCTTCCGTGTACTGTACGGACGCAGCAAAAGGCTTACCTACCCAAGTGCGTAGGGTGAGGTCAGCTACATTGAACAGCACGTTACAGGCCAGACGTTCGTCGTAGCTTGTCTGTGACTCGTGCTCATGCATGGGTAGAAAGTCTTCGCCAGCTTCCCGCATAGCAGAGGTCCCAGCAAGTAGTGTGGACATCTTGTGCCACTCAGGCTCCATAACCTGATACGCCAAACTTGTGGTTGCAACATTCGGTTCTTGATTAGCCATTACCATTTCCTTCTGCTAACTGATTTACGTGTCCATCGTACACGATACCTGGTCATATCGCCAGCATGATCTTCGACCTTGGTATTAACGTCGTCTAGGTTAGTGTCACTACGAGGAAGACAGGGCACAGTTCTACGCCACTGAGTATTCCTTTCGCAGACAAACATTCCAGGAGCCTCGCGGTAACCTTCGGCTCCGGGGATCGCTCCCGTCAGGTACTCTCTGATCCGTTCCCATCCTTGAGCACGAGATCCGGCTCCCTTTCCTGCCGGGTCCCAGTACACTCCTTTTTTCCGCATCTCACTAGC